ACTGATATTCTTATTTCATCACTTAAGTTTGGTTCAACACAATGCCAAAGCCATGCAGGAAATATAACTATTCTACCCTCTAATGGATCTACACGAACTTCTCTCCATAAATGCGAAGGAGGTGTTCCTTCTTTTCTTCTAGGCATAACCATATGTGCTGCAGATCTTGGTTCATTAAATACTATTTGTCCAGAGTTTTTAGGTGCCTTAATATAATACACGCCACTAAAATGAGAGTTGGGATGTAGGTGCGGTCTGTTATATCCACCTGGCGGATTTATGTTAGCCCACATATTACCCATAAGAGCCTCGCTCTCCAACCATTCTTCTTTAAATACTTCATTTTGCATTTTATATAATTCATCGACCAATGGTTTAAAGATAGGTATCTCATGCATATTGGTTGTGCTGTGCCAGCCATTCATATTAGTTCGTTTGACTCCTTTGTCTTTATCAGCCCAAGCAAGAACTTCTTTTTCAAAAAGTCTATTATCTAGATTAACATCTTTAGCGTATATAATTGTTGGAAAGTATGCAGCTTTAATCATCATTTAAAAGGTGTGCCTCCAAACCACATAACTAAAGATTTTCTATTACCACGTATTACTGGTTTTACTCTATGTCTAATAAACGATGCAAAGAATACTGCATGACCTTGTTTTATTTTTGCAATTTTACCTTCACTCATTAACTCTAGATCTCCACCTTCAAATTCATTCTCAGGTGATAACAGACAGGTCATAGATATTTTTCTTACCGGCGGCTCATTTGCACAATTAACATCATTATCGATATGCCAATCATAAAATCCACCTTCTGGGTATTCTGTGTATTGTGCCATTTCATTAATAGTCATTCCATCAAAACCAAAATGATTGCCGTTTGTTTGTTTCATAATTTTTTCTATGTCTTTGTACATGTCAGTCATTTTCTTAAACGGTATCCAGCTTATGTGTGAGGTTCTAGTTTTAGTGTCTACAGTTCCACTTTTAATTCCTTTGCCACTTCCAACTTGTGCATCATTTCTAGGTTCTGCACGTCCAGCTTGAATAATCATCTGACATTGTTCAGGTGTAAATATTGGTATTGTTGTTTCAACAATATAAGATTTCCATCGTGGTTCTGTTATCATATTAATATCCGTATTCTACCCATCCCGTTATTATATATTTATCATTCGATAGAGGAGGGTTGCCTCTATGAACGTGTGTAAACTGTGTAGGCCAAACCAACATGGTATTTCTTTCTGGTTTGAATCTACACTTTTGATATAAAAATTCTGTTTCTCCACCTTCAGTCACATCATTAAGATAAACCATGAAAGCTAGTATCCTGTTTCTTGCTTTCATCTCAGCATTCTCGCAGTGCCAAAAATGATAGCCCTCACCTACTTTGGTTTTTTGTATCTTAACCTCAAGTATATTATGTGTAGCTAGTTTTTTTAGGTACGAATATTTTTGTACATACAAAGGATACACATCTTTAAAAAACATATCTATAAACGGTTTATTATTATAGGTCATAGGAACATTAGTGTCTCTAATAGTATCGATTGCATTATCTGATACTAACATCTCATCTTCTCGTCTTGGATATACGGCACCTTGTTGTTCACATTTATTAAAATAATTTACATAATTATCTATCAATTCATTAGGCATAAAGTTTTTAAAGATACCTATATGATTGTCTATGTAATATTGTTTTTCCATTACGTAGCACCTCTGTTCTTTATAGGATCAAAATTCACGTCACAGTTTGCAGCGAGAGTTCGTCTAGTCTCGTTAGTGCCATTAAAAGGATATACGCAGTGCCTCATATCATACGGAAAAATATAAAAATCTCTAAGATTCATTGGCGGCTGATAATCTATTTTAGCAAACTGACCATTAGCTGCACCTAATATCTGTAGTCTACCATTTTGTGGTATTTCAGCATTTGAATATTCTTTACCAAATGTTGATGGTAGTTTTAAAATCATGACACTAGATAAACCAGTAAATAACATACCACGATGAATATGTGCAGGATTGTACTCGTGTTGTTTCATTTCATTAACCCAAACAGAATTTAAATGCATATCGTAATTTCTTATTTTATTAAACGCTAGATAGTGTTTAAACACAGTCATAAAATAATCTGTAACATTTTTAGGCAACATATTATGGTTTTTCATTTTTGTTTGATCTTCACCAAAGTACAATAAAGAATGTTCTTTTTCTATTTTACCAACTAATTGATCATTAGCTGGTGCAAATTTATGCAAGTTTTGTTCGTAGAGCTGATTAATTGCAGTAAATATATCAAGCGGTACTTGATACTTTAAAACTGATTGCCCTAAAAATATAAAATCAAATTTTAATGTGTCCATATCTTTCTCTAATACTATTCGGCACAATATAATTATTTGTTTCTTTTTTAACTGTTGATCTTATAGTGTGCATATTCTTTCCTAATACTGTATCGTCGTATTTTATATCATTAATATTAATTTGTTTCAAGTTTTCAAAATAATGAGGATAATAAGGTTCATCTAAAAATTCATATAGTTCTTGAAATACTTTTTTTGGATTAGCCACCATATCATTGTATCTAATAAAATGACAAATGTTTGGATAGTTGTGTGCAGTTTGAATAGATTTAATTTCTTTTACAATAGCACCTTCTTCTTTCATTAAACCCAGTAATTTTTCTTCGTCAGTTTTTCCAAATTTATTTACAAATGAATTTGGATTTTCTGTAT